ATCAAGAAATCGGCACTCGGCAAGCTGCTCGGCGAAGACGTGACGGATGCAGCGTTTAGCGGTACTACTGCATCCACGAAAGCCCCGGAACTGATAGCCAAGCGTTACCTGAGCATGAATCCAAGCGAAGCCAAATCAGTGACCGCGATCCTCCAGCAGCACGACCCGCAAACGCTACAGGACGTGAAGGCTTTCGTGCTGAAAAACGGCTTGGAAGCAGCGAAGAATGAAGCGCCCGGTGCGGCGCCTATCTCGTTCGCCAAGTTTCGAACGCAAATGGATAAAGTGGCACCGAAGCTTGAAGAAATGGGATTCACTAAAAAGGAAATAGCCGACCTGAAAGACGTGACCGATACGATGGCGCGCGCAGGCGACAAGACAGGCGTTAATACTTCTGGCACGGCTGGCGTCGCCCACATGGCGGGTGTTCCTGCTCTCGCACTCTCGCATCCTATGGCGGCGGTAGCTTCCGTGGCGACGCCCTACGTTGTGTCGAAGGCGCTTCTCACACAGCAGGGACGCGATCTGCTGCGTGCGGCCTACAACGCATCGAACGGCAAAGCGCAAGCGGCGGCTATCGGAGCGCTGCGTGCTCAGTATGTGCAGCCTAATGATGGCCAGAATCAGAGCCCGACGAACCCAGCACCCAGCAGCACACAACTAGCATCGCCCCCTCGATGAGGTTGTACCACATGTCCGGGGTGATCATTTTTCGGCCAGTATGCAGATGATTACGATAATTAAATAGGTAGCGATAGACATGGTGATCTCTCCGGAAGTTACGACCACTATAGCAGATGCAAAATGAAAATACTAGTTATCGATGTCGGTTCGAACGCGCTGGACCTGTGCATGCGGTGGCAGCGCGCAGGCCACGAGGTGAAGTGGTATGACAAACCGCGTCCTGACGGCACGGATCGCCATGCCGGTGAGGGGATCGTTGAGAAGATTCGCGAATTCAACGACCTTCGGAAGAAGTGGATCGGGTGGGCGGATCTCATCTACACGCCTGACAATGTCTGTTACCTCGATCTGCTGGAGCCTTACCGCAAGATCGGGTATCCCATCCACGGCTGCAACCTTGAAGCTGTGGAGTGGGAACTTGACCGCGAGGTCGGGCAAAGGGTCATGGAAGAATGCGGCATGCCGATCATTCCTGGCAAGACGTTCCATGATTACGATTCAGCGATTGCCTATGTCAAGAAGCAGGGTACAGCATTTGTGTCCAAGCCATCCGGTGACGGCGAACGCGCCATGTCCTACGTCGCTAACAGCGCAGCCGATCTGGTTTACATGCTCGAACGCTGGAAGGACATCCCGAAGTACGTGAAGTCGGCTAAAGAAGACGGCTTCATTCTCCAGCAGAAAATTGACGGCATGGAAATGGCCGTGGGCGGTTGGTTCGGTCCATCGGGCTGGTCCAAAGCCGGATGGGTCCAAAACATCGAACACAAGAAACTGTTCCCTGGCGATCTGGGGGTGAACACGGGGGAGCAAGGCACTGTCGCGCGCATCGTCAGAAAGTGCAAACTCGCGGATCAAGTTCTCAAGCCTGCTACTGAACACCTTCACCGGATCGGTTACGTCGGTTACGTGGATGTGAATTGCATGATAACGCACGACGGTACTCCTTACCCTTTGGAATGGACTTGCCGGGACGGATGGCCTATTCGCCATAACCTGACGGCTTTGATTGAGAGCGATCCGGCCCAGTGGATGCTAGACCTCGTGAACGGGAAAGACTCGCTTAAAGTAAAGAACGACGCGGTATGCATATCCGTGGTCATGGCGCTGCCTGACTACCCATACTCCCACGTGACCAACAAAGATCTTTGTGGAATTCCGGTATACGGTGCGGAAGATCGCGAGCATTTGCACTGGTCTGAAATCATGATAGGCGATGCCCCTCGCGAGGTGAACGGAAAGGTTGTAACGCTGCCCGGACCCGTTACGGCGGGGGACTACGTCCTTGTTGCCACGGGGTTAGGTGAAACGATAACCGGGGCGCGCAGAAGCGTATACAGCGCCCTCAAAAAGGTTAAAATTCCGAACAGCCCGTTCTACCGTACTGACATCGGTGCGGGCCGCCTCAAGAAACATTTGCCCGCCCTCCAGCGGTTAGGTTACCTGACTGGTTTAAGCTACTAATGAAAACCTGCTCCAAAAGCAATCGCTTCTGGCCCGACATGCCCTAAGGAGTCTCTATCATGCCGATGAAATCGAAAGCGCAATCGCGACTCATGCACGCGGCTGCGGAAGGCAAGTCAAACAAGGTTCCGGCGAAGGTCGGCAAAAAGTTTGTGGAAGAGCAGCACGGCAAGTCACTCAAACGCCTGCCTGAACGGAAGACCCGGAAATGACAAGCCGTGCGCGCAAGGCCGGGGCTATCTCGGAACAGTCAATCAAAGGGGCTCTCACAGAGGCTCGGGGGGACCTGTTTGTCGCTGCCTGCGCCCTCGACTGCACTGTCAGGGAACTCGACCAGTACATCCGGCGTAGCGGCTCCCTCCAGGCTTTCGCTGCTGCGGTAGAGACAGTCAAGATAGATCCGGCGTACTCGCGACTGAGCACCGAGCAGTTTGAAAACCATGTCGCCGATCTCATACGCGTTTTCCGGGTGGACGGTATACAGGAAGTCCATAAGCTCGCCACGATGGAGTTCGGGGACAGCGCCGCGCTCGCCAAAGTCAAACTCGATGCTGCGCTTGCACTCACTGGAAACACCACTGCGCGTGGCAATAACAGTGAGACTGAGAACGCCCTGGCGGAACTCAATGCTCTCTATCATCAGAATGCTCCTCGTATAAAAGAAATGAGACAGACCGTTATCACTTTTGAAAATGGTCAGGAATTGATTCAACCAGCGATCGAACTGAAGCCAGATCCTTGAGCGCGCGCTCACGCATGCGGTTCACGACCCCCCAGTCCGGTTCGTCAGCCGGGAAGTGCTGCATCTTCTTCAGATTGATGTAACCGAAGCGTGCCATTTCCTCAATCTGCGGCTTGAACCCTGACTGCGTGATCATGCTCTTCGGGATCTCGCCCGCCTCCAGCCAGTCCCATGCGGGAAGAAACTCGGTACGCTCGGGCGCCAGGCGCTTCTGGATGTACCAGTGCTCCTGAGGCTTAAGCGAGTTCTTCAGGTACTGAAGCCGCGATACCGGGATGTTGACCTCAAACGACAGTTCGCTTACCGAGAACACGCGGCCGGCGGCGGCGGTCCACAGTTCACGTAGCGCGTCCGCCGACGGATGGTGCAAGTCTATCCAGCCCTCATGAGTGGTCCACGATACGGGGTGCGGGATCACGCCGTACTCGTCGTTACGCCAGTGGCAGGATTTCAGCCGGTCCATCGACAGCGGACACTCGACCTGAATCGTGACGTCGCTCCGGAATTCCTCAGGCGGTATGAGGTCCTGCTCGATCAGCAGGCCGCCGAGATTCTTCCACCGGGTCAGTTGCGACTTGGACGCAGGTATCCAGCTCGCGTACTGCGCCATTGGCACTTTCAGGTCGAGCAGCTTGCCGGTGTCGAAGTACACCGGCTTGTGGAGCCCGTACGCGCGATTCAGAACCACGTGCGTGTACTTCTCATAGGCTTTGCGAACCGACTTTGCGATATCGGTTGTGGAGAAGAGTTTCATTTCCCCAGAGCCTCTCTTGCAAGATTGCGCACCTCCTCGGTAACCGCGTGGCCGAGGTCGGAAGGATCGAGCAGCCGGCGCGCGAACGCGGCCAGCCGGAGCAAGGGCGCCGTGTCGCTGCGCAAAGGCGCGTACAGGTGTTCATTAGCTTGTGCCTTGGCTGCGGCTTCCTTCATGTCCTGTTTCGCGGTATTCGGGTACTGAACCAGTTTTTCGAGTTGGTACACCCGCGCCTCAAGGTCAAGTATTCGTTGAAAGGGGGACATAGTGTCGCTAGCGGTCATCGTTTTCTCCTTAGTTGGCGTACGTGACGCCCCAATACTTCAATTCAGCTTTCTCGCGTACTGCTATTGCCTCCTCTAACGTCTCGTACATACCGAGAGCCAACAAACGCCCTTCTATACGGATTCGCACCCTGAACTTACCATCTTGGCGGTAAATGCCACGTAGTTTGGTTTGGCCGTATCCTCTTCGGTTACGCGCCTGCACTTCACGAGTGGCCCACCGAACATTACCGGGCTCGTACCCTTTTCTGTTGTCGAGTCTATCGACAGAATAGCCTTCGCCCGGCATTGGTCCGATGTGCTTTATGAAAGCATCGAAAGACTTCAACCACTCGTCGCACAGCGCCACTTCTTCATATCTCTCTGTTCGGTGCACCCCCGGTTGGGTACGATATTTAAGCCTGAGCCATGCGTCGCGCTCGGCACGCAGGGGATTACCGTTTCTACGCACGTTTACCTCTTCGTTTCATCGCCGTCATTAAGATGTCCTGAACGCTTTTCTTTGATTCTAAGCGTTCCAGAACGTCTTCGTCAACGGTATCTTTTGCAACGATGTAATGGATGAAGACGAGGCGATCGTGGCCAGCTTGCATCTGGCGCGTTGGGCCTATCCGTTCGATTATCTGGAGATGCTCCTCAAGTGACCAGTTGACGGAGAAGAACACGAGGATGTTGCCCCCGTCCTGTAAGTTAAGGCCATGACCAGCGCTAGCAGGATGAGCAAACAGAACCGGAATACGGCCAGCGTTCCACGCCCGAATAGTTTCTGGATCACTATCGAGCACGCGGCCCCGAGGAAAAGCGGCGCGAAGGCGATCCAGATCGCTACGGAAATGATAAGCGACAAGTACCGGTGCACCATTCGATTCTTCGATAATGTCCTCAAGCGCCTGGAGCTTTGCATCGTGGACCTCCGTCCAGTTTCGCTGTTCATCGGTATAGATCGCGCCGGCAGCCAGTTGCAGGCACTTCTGCGTCTTGCTGGCCGCGTTCAGGGCTTCCACTTCCGTCGGCCCCAGATGCCCCTCCAGTTCCAGGAACATTTTCTTTTCCATGTCCCGGTACAGTTGCCGCGCCTTGTGGGGCAGATTCACCACTATCCGGTTCTTCACCGGCTCTGAGAGATTGAAGTAGTCCTTCGCATCCAGCGATAAGCACACGTCTGAAATAAGCGTCTGTATCTCCTTCTGCGCGAAGTCTGTCGGCTCCAGACTGAACCCATCGTAGCTCTTTCTGAACCACCTGTTCGAAAAAGCAGTAAACGACCGTCCAAGTCGATGGCCCCCATCTATGAACCACATCGGCCCCCATAAGTCTTTCAGCCCATTCGGTGCAGGGGTGCCCGTCAGTCCTATCCATCTGTCTACCTTTTTGTGAGCGACTTCCGCGAGCGCCTTGGCGCGCTTCGTGCCCTGCCTCGTGCGAAAACCTTTGAGTTTCGTTACCTCATCCGCGACTATCGTTTTAAACGGCCAGGGGCGAGGATTGTATTTGAACCAGTCGACGAGCCACGGTACGTTCTCGTAATTGATTGTGAATATTTGTGCTTCCTTCCGGAGAGCGAGCGCACGTTCAGCCGCGTTCCCCGAGACCACGGAAACAGTGAGGTCAAGGTTCCATTTCTCAACTTCGTCAGGCCACGTACTTTGCGCAACCCGGAGCGGCGCGAGCACAAGGGTCGGAGCATCGTCGACAAGCATAAGATGGCTGAGCGCTGTGAGTGTCGATATAGTTTTACCGAGACCCATCGGTACGAAAGCATTGCA